GTTCATCCATCGATCCAGTCTGAGTATAATCAAATTGTGATCGCTGAATGCTTTAAAACAATGGGCATGAAATATACCTCATGTCGAAAAGATGATGCTTTAGACGAATTTGAACTTCTGAGTGAAGTTGTGTTTCTGCAATTTGAGTTCTCAGTAGATCAAAACTTGAAAGAGTGGAGAGCTGCATTAGCCCTGAAAAGTGTCTTTAAGGCGCTTTTATTTGTTGAGGTTAAGCCAACTGTTGTTACCAATGCTGTTATAAATGATACGTTGTACAACATGTTGTTGGCTGTTTATTATAGAGGCGAAGAAGTTTATACACGTTTTGTTCATGAAATTCTTGCCATTTACCCTACCTTTCCAAAGTCTTATACCTGGAGATATCTTCGAGAAAGAGAGTTAGCTCACGGTACATTGTACGTTGAAGAACCTGAGGATTTTCATATTTTGCCAGAAACATTGCCTCTCCATGTACAAAGCTTTGTTGGTGAGTTGGCAGACCCAGCTCCAACGATGCAAGTCAAAGTTGAGCAGGCCCCTGAGCCTTCGATTTCTAGAAAGGTTGAAGATGATTCTTTTTGGTCTAGAGAAGTCTTAGTTAGTTCGATTAATCTAGCCTCGTCAAATACTTATGACCAAACGATTTCATTTTCATATCCGATTAATAATTATTTTGCGGTTCCTTCAGTAGCTGAAAGATTGCTCAGGTACGCATCTTGGAGTGGTGATTTTCAAGTTCGATGTGAAGTCATTGCTCCTAAAACAGCATATGGCCTATACTTTATGTCTTATGGTCCTGCTCCAGTTACTGACAGTGATTGGACTGATGGAAATGTTTCTACTTTTGTGGCTACATTAGTTCAAGGTGATGGACATTTTTTGAATCCAGCTATGGAAAATCCAACTATAGCCCACCTACCTTTTGTGTCACCGTTGAGAACAGTTCCGATAACCACTACAGGTTATCGCTATGCGGGAAACTGGCGAGTTATTGTGAAATGTATTTTTCCAATAGAAGATACCCTTAAGGCGTCTGCTACAGGAGTAATTAATTTATATGTTAAACCAATGAGTAACTTTAAGTTCGAAGAAATGAAAGTTCAAGGAAAGTTTGAGACGTTGAATTTAAATGTCCAGGCAAAGTTTTCAAAACCAAAGAAACCATCT